AGGATTAGTAAACGTAGCTAAGATTTCGTCTCAGAAATTTGAAGGTGGTTCAACAGGCGGCGGTGGTGGAACTTCAGGCGGTAATGTTCCTGATAGCCAAATGGCAGCTCCTCAATTTAATACAATAGGAACAAGCGGAATAAACCAATTAGCAACGTTACAGCAACAACCTACTAAGGCGTATGTAGTTAGTGGTGAGGTTACTTCGGCTCAGTCATTAGACAGAAATAGAGTACAAAACGCAACATTATAAGTTAGATAGTTATGGCAAAGATGGAAATTATAGAACTGCTAATTGATGAGAATAAAATCGAAAGCGGTATCAATGCGGTTTCAGTTGTTGAAAGTCCAGCGATAGAAGAAAACTTTGTAGCCTTAAAAAAACACGAAGTAGAACTTAAAGAAGTAGACACAGAGAAACGTATTCTAATGGGTGCTGCTTTAATTCCTAACAAACAAATCTATCGTAAGAATAAAGATAAAGAGTTTTACATTTATTTTAGTGAGGACACAGTACGCAAAGCATCGGAGTTATTCTTAATGAGAGCCAACCAAAACAACGCAACCTTAGAACACGAAAAGAAAATGTTAGAAGGAATGTCAGTTGTAGAAAGCTGGATCATTGAAGACGAGAAATTGGATAAATCAGTTAAATACGGTTTTAGCTTACCAAAAGGAACTTGGATGATTTCTATGAAAGTAAACAACGATGAGATTTGGAATAAGGTAAAAGCGGGTGAAGTTAAAGGATTTTCTATTGAAGGTTATTTTGTGGACAAATACGAAATGAGCCTACAAGAAAACGAAGACGAAATAATGATTGAAAAAATTAAAGACTTAATTAATAAATATGAAAAAGGTGAATAACATTTTAAAAATGATTTCTAAAATGGAATCAAACGCTAACGAAGTAAAGTTAGGAAAACACGAAGTTGAATTAGCTTTAGTTGATGAAATAAAAAGTGCAAGTGATTCAGTTAAAAAACAATATGATATAGTTTTTCAAAAAGCAATGACCTCTTTATCAAATATTAATGAAGGTGTAAAACTTGGAAATAAAGCTTTTTTTGAAGCTCAGAAATTTTACCAACAAGGTTTAAAAATAGAACAACAAGCTAAAGATTTAGGTGTACAAATGCCAAATGATTTTTTAAACGCTATGAAAATATTATATCAATATTCAAACTTAGAAGGCGAACAAATTATTAAAGATTTAATACAAGCTCAAAAAGCACTTAGTTAAAATAAATAAATATGAAAACAGAAAGTAAAGTAAGTCCACGAGGTGGCAAAAGAGGTTGTCTATGTAAAGACGGAACATACTCAAAGAAATGTTGTGATGGTAGCTTAGAAGCTCAAGGAATAGGCAAAACAGCTGGTACAGGAACTGACGTAGTAAATGTAACAGAAAACAACGGAGTAAGAACTATCGTTCGTCAAAACAACTAAAAAAGGAACAAGTTAAAAATCAAAAGTTATAACCATATAAAATAAGATTAACATGAATACACAAAAAGCAGTTTACGAAAAACTATTTAAAGCTGATAAAACTGAGTTAGCAAAACACGAAGTTAATTTAGCATTATTACAAGATTTACAAACGTATGTTAAAGGCACACGCACAGTTACAGCTAATTATGCTAAATATAAAGCGTTAATTGAAAAAAATGTGGCTGCAATGAAACAAGCTGTTGAAAGCTTAAGAGTAAACAAAGATTATGGTAAAAAAACATTAGCAAGTGCACAAAAATTTAAAGCACAATTTGATAAATTATCAAAAGAACTTGGTGTAAATTTAACTGGTTCGGAAGCTGACAAATTAATATCTGAATTATTTATGTTAGCTGAAGATACTGATGGTATTATTGAAGATGCTTTAGCAAGTTTAAACGCACTTAAATAAAAAGATAAACAATCTTAATTTAAAATAAAAATGAAAAATAGCCTAATAAACCAAATCAAAACTTTGCTCGGTATGGAAGTAAACCTTGAGCAAATGAAATTAGCTGACGGTGTAACAGTTTTAGAAGCTGATGTATTCGAAGGTGGAAACGAAATCTTTATCGTAACAGAAGACGAACAAAAAATACCTGTCCCAGTTGGAGAGTACGAATTAGAAGACGGACGTATTTTGGTAGTAGTAGAAGAAGGAATCATTGCTGAAGTGAAAGAGAAAGAAGTAGAGGAAGAAGAAGTAGAAGAAGCTCCTGAAGCAGAAGTAGAAGTAGAAGTAGAAACTGAGAAGAAAGAAGAAATGGAAACTTCAAAAACAGCTCCTAAGAAAACTATTGAATCAGTAGTTAAAGAAACTTTCTTTTCTGAAATCGAAAAACTACAAGCTGAGAACGAAACTTTAAAAGCTGAATTAAGCAAATTGAAAGAAGAAAAAGAAGTAGAACTTTCAGAAGTTAAACCAATTTCTTTCAACCCAGAAAACGAAAACAAAGTTGAATCTATTAAAATTGCGTCAAGAAGACCAAGAACTATTATGGATTCAGTATTAGAAAGACTAAACAAGTAATAATTAATTTTTTAAATAACAAAAAATGCCAACAACAACTTCAATTACAACTACTTACGCTGGTGAATTTTCAGGTAAGTACATTGCAGCAGCTTTATTGTCTGCTCCAACTTTAGAAAAAGGTGGTATGACTATCATGCCAAACGTGAAGTACAAACAAGTAATCAAAAGAGTAGCTACTGATGATATCATCAAAAACGCAACTTGTGACTACGATCCTACTTCAACAATTACATTGACTGAAAGAGTTCTTCAACCAGAATCTTTCCAAGTTAACTTGACTTTGTGTAAATCAGATTTCCGTTCAGATTGGGATGCTATCCAAATGGGTTATTCTGCATTTGACGTATTACCTAAGTCTTTTGCTGATTTCTTAATCGCACACGCTGCTGAGAAAGTAGCTGCTGGAATGGAAACTTCTATCTGGCAAGGTGTTAACGCAACTGCTGGTCAGTTCGCTGGTATCATGACACAATTAACTACTGATGCTTCTTTACCTTCTGCTCAAGAGGTTGCTGGTACTACTGTAACAGCTGCTAACGTAATCACTGAGCTTGGTAAAATCGTTGACGCTTGTCCAGCTGCATTGTACGGAAAAGAAGATTTGAAAATCTATGTTTCTTCTAACATTTACAGAGCTTATGTTCGTGCATTAGGTGGATTTGCTGCTTCAGGAGTAGGTGCTAACGGTTATGACAACAAAGGAACTAACCAATCATTGAACGATTTGTTTTTTGACGGAGTTCCTGTATTCTTAGCTAACGGACTTGCTGCTAACACTGCACTTCTTTCTCAAACTTCTAACTTGTTCTTTGCGACATCGCTAATTTCGGATATGAATGAAGTACGAGTAATTGACATGGCAGAAAATGACGGCTCACAAAATTGTAGAGTAGTTATGCGTTTTTCTGCTGACGCTAAGTATGGTTTTGCTTCTGACGTTGTTACTTACGGAATCACAAACTCTGCTAACTAATATTAATTGAAATTAATCAAAGGGGAGGTAAAATGCCTTCCCTTTTTTGTTTAACATTAAAAATATAATAAAATGAGCTGTGATATAGCAAACGGAAGATTAGAAGCCTGTAAAGATGCAATCTCAGGACTTTTAAACATTTACTTCATTAACTATGGAGACTTAAGTATAAACATTTCAAACCCAACGTATGGGTCTGGAAATAATTCAGATGTAATATTAAATTGGGAACCATCTTCTCAGTTGTCTTTGTACAAATATGAGTTAAAAGGTGCTAACGGATTTGAGCAAACTATCCAAACTTCAAGAGATAACGGGACTACATTTTTTGAGCAAGTATTGACTGTTCAATTGAAAAAACAAGATCCTCTTACTCATAAGAATGTTAAATTATTAGCTTATGGTCGCCCAAGAATAGTAGTTGAAACTCGTGACCACCAATTCTTTTTGACTGGACTTGAGCAAGGATGCGACGTAACTGCTGGAACTGTTTCTTCAGGTACTGCAATGGGAGATTTTAACGGATATAACTTGACATTTACTGCAATGGAAAGAATCCCCGCAAATTTCTTAGATTGTAATGATGAGGCTGCATTAGCTGCTATCTTTAACGACGGAACTGATGACGCTATAATCGTTACCAACTAATCCTAACATAACAACAGGAA